GGTGGTAGGATCGAGACTTGGTATGCCAGGTATGGCGAAGGACGGCAGCAACCAACGCACCGGGTTTGACGACGCGTTCGGCGGTGAGGCACATGGCCGCATGGGTAGCGACATCACCGGCGCCGCCACCCCAGAGGCCGCCCGCTTCGTCGGGTGGGACCGCGCCAGCAAACCCGGGTGGGAACCCATCATCATCGCCGTGAAGCCCCTGCGCGGGACGATCGCGGAGACGGCGTTGCGGTACGGCACCGGGGGCATGAACGCGGACGGGTGCCGGATACCGCGGGGGGATGCGGGCGAGGTCGTCACTACGACGGGCGGCGGTTCTCGCGGCATCTCGCACGGAACGGGCATGCACCATTTGCAGGGTCAAGACTGGACCATGGACGCCCGCGGTGGCTTCCCGGCGAACGTCATCATCGACGAGGACGCGGCGCGGGGGTTGGACCAGATGAGCGGGGTTTCGCCAGCGAAAGCGGAGCGTGCGGGGCGACGCGGAGGACGTGGCTTCGGGATGTTCGATGATGAGAAGTCGGCCAGCCATGACGGCGTGTGGCCGGCTATGGATGCGGGAGGTGCCTCCCGGTTCTTCTACACCGCCAAGGCCAGCACCAGCGAGCGCGACAAGGGGTTGGAGAACCTGCCGACGTTGACGCCGGGTGAGCGGTCTGGCGGGCGCGAGGATGGGAGCGCGTCTGGACGCGGGGGTGAGAAGGGGCGCAACCCGCATCCGACCGTCAAGCCTATATCGCTCATGCAGTACCTCGTGCGCCGCGCATGCCCTCCGGGCGCATGGGACCCCGACGTGTCCAAGCGCCCCGTCGTCCTCGACTGCTTCATGGGGTCGGGGTCGACGGGTGTGGCGTGCATGGTGGAAGGCGTGCGCTTCGTCGGATGTGAACTAGAGGCAGCATCCGCCGAGGTGGCGAGGCTGCGATTACAGCATGCGTACGCCCTGCCGAGGGAGGAGGGCGAGGCGCCTCCGGCGACCCGTGATGGCGGGCAGGGCAAGTTGTTCTGAAATGCCAGGTATCATCCGCCCGCCATGATCACCGTCGAGCAGATCGTCGCGGCCCAGCACCGCGACATCGAACAGGCCCAGCAGGCGCTCTCCGCCCGCGCGGTCCAGTCGACTCGCGACGCGCTCGCCCGCGTCGACCGCCAGCTCCGCCGAGCACACCCGGACTCGTGGACGCCGGCCGAAGCGATGGCGACCCGCGCCCAGCTGCGCATGGGCCTCATGACGCTCGCGCTGGCCCACCAGCAAGACCTCGCCGCCGGCCTCCCGCCGGTCATGCGCAAGGCCCAGCAGCGGGCGGCGCAGTACCTGAGCGCGCTGGACGAGCGCTACCTCGGGGCCGTCCGGCCGCTCCGCTTCGACACCCTCGCGTGGTGGGAGCAGCACGCCGCGACGCTCGGGCAGGTCCGGCTCCGGGAGTTCGGGCGCAGCTTCCAGCGCTACGGCGCCGACGCGGTGCAGGCCGTCGAGCGGGCGATCTCCAGCGCAACCCTCACCGGCCAGCGGTGGGAGGCGGCCCGGCGCGAGGTCTGGCAGGCGACGGTGAAGGTGGTCGGCGACCGGCAGTGGATGGTCGACCGGATCCTGCGAACAGAGGTCGCGGCGGCGTACAACGGCACCACCCTCGCCGCGCTTCACGAGGAGGACGACCCCGCCGACCCGATGCTCAAGAAGCTGGTCGCGACGTTCGACCGCGTGACCGCGGCGGACAGCGTCGCCGTCCACGGGCAGGTCCGCCGCGTGGGCGAGCCGTTCCGGGACCCGAAGGGCCGGCTGTACCAAGCGCCGCCGAACCGCCCCCACGACCGCGAGATCGTGATCGGCTGGCGGGCGGCGTGGGGCGAGAGCATCCCGGACCTGGCCCAGAAGTCCGCGCTCGCCCCGGAAGTGGCGCCTGACCTCGCTGCGGCGGCGTCCAAGCTGCCCGAGGCCCCGCCGCTTCGGGTCCCGCGCTCGCCCCCGCAGGCCGGCTCGGCTGGAAGCCGTTTGCCACTCGCAAAAGTCTTATCGCAGACCAGAATCGGCCCCCAGCAAGCATCGCCGCAGACGCCCCAGCGCGCCCTGCTGGCGGGGCTCACCGCGCGCCGCCTCGTCGTGGCGTCGATGCTCCGGGCGGCCATGACCGCGTCGAAGGTAGCGAGCACGTCCAGCGCCGTCGACCCGATGGCCCCGCGCGTCGACCAGCTGAAAGCCGAGTACATCGACCTCCGGGTCCGGCAGGCCATCGCGGCGACCGGCGTCCGACTCGACGAGGGCGACCTCCTGCCGCTCGCCAGGATCAAGCCCGGCGCCTACCTCGACTTCGGCGGCATGGCGCTCGAGGTGGCCCGCGTCGACGCCAGCGGCATCACCCTGCGGACGCCCTTCGGCCCGGCGGTCTTGCCCGCGCTCCCGATGCCCGCCACGCTCCGGACGAAGCGGCCCGACCTGAACCTCCGCCCGCGCTCCCGCCTCGACATCGCGGCGCTGCTGGGGGTCGTAAGCACCGCACGTAACGCAGCGTGATCGGACCACTCCCGGCGCCCGCCTCGCGCCGCCCCCTCGCCCCAACGCGCGCGGCTCGATGTCGCCGCCGGCCCGGGGTCGCCGTTCCCCGCATCTGGGGGCCTCGCTACTCTGCGACGCAGTGAGCGGCGAATTGACAGTGGCCCTCGAGGGCGCACTCCTCGAGGTGAAGTACGGGAAGTGCGGATGCCCCCCGGGGACCGGCACGCCGAGCACCGGCCCGGCCTTCGCGCTGGCGCTCCAAGGGGCGAACGCGCTGACGAAGGGCGCGCCGTCCAACATGGCGCAGACGATCGACAGCGTCGGGTCCTTTCAGGCTTTGCCGCTGCCGACGGGGTGGGAGGGCCGCGTGGTCCTCATCGCCCCCGTGCTCGACACGACCCCAGCGTTCGTCGTCCGTCTCACCTACGAGGACGCGACGACCTCCACGATCCCCGCGCAGGGCCTGGTACTGCTCGAGACGGATCGAGACAACCCGATTACCGAGGTGGCCATCAAGGGGGCGGTCACCGTTGCATGGCTCGTGACGGGCCAGGTGGGATAATTCATGGCGACCAAGACCGACGACGCGACCGACGACAAGGGCGAGGGCACCGAGGAGAAGGCGGCCGACAAGAAGGCCGCCAAGGAGCCCGAGACCGACGCCGACGAGCCCGACGACGAGGCCGAAGGCGGCGAAAAGGACGAGGACGAGGAGAAGCCGAAGGCCAAGCCCAAAGCGGAGCCGAAGGCCAAGCTCGACCCCGACGATCCCGCGGTCAAGAAGTTGATCGCCAAGGCCGCCAAGGACGCGGAGGCCCGCGGCCGTAGGGCTGCCGAGGACGAGGCCAAGCGCAAGGCCGCCGACGCGCAACTATCCGAGGACCAGCGCCTCAAAAAGGAGCGCGACGAGGCAGCCGAGCGCGCCACCGCGGCCGAGTCCAAGATCGCCGAGTACGAGGCCAAGGAAGCGCTGCGCGAGGCGATGGACGACGCGGATATCAAGCCCGCTGGCACCGTCGCCCGCCAGAGCATCGCGGCCGCCGTCGCCGACGCCCGCAAGAAGGACGCGAACGCCGACGTGGCCGACATCGTGGCCGCGCTCCAGAAGTCGGACGCCTACCTGTTCAAGTCGACCAAGGCGGAGGCCAAGGACGACGACGAGGACAAGGCCGACAAGAAGGCCGGGAGCACCGACAAGCGCGGCGGCAAGCTGGCGAGCTCGCACAAGCCCCGCGAAGAAGAGAAGGACCCGAACGTCATCGCGCTCGACGAGCGGGACCCGAAGAAGCTCCGCGCTGGCCTCGCCAAGGCCGGCATCAAACTCTAGTAATCGTCCAGTAGCACAGCGAAGCAGACACCATGTCCATCAAGAACCTCTCCTCGTTCATCCCCTCGCTGGGCTTCCTGGACGGCATCGTTCAGAAGAACCAGCTCCACAGCATCATCCAGCTGCCGATGATCGAGCAGCTGCTCTACAACCGGGCTTTCATGGACCGCACGGAGTGGGATGCCGGCAACGGCGAGACCCGCACGTTCAACCGCGAGTCCACCCTCGCCGTCGACACCAAGCCGGCCACCCCCGGCATCGACCCCGTGGGCGCGGTCAACAAGTACGAGCAGTACAAGGCGCAGTGCACCGCCTGGAACAAGGGTGTCGACATCGACCTCAAGGTCTCCGCCGCCGCGCTGCCCGGGCACTTCGCCAAGAAGGTCAACCTGCTGGGCGTGAACTCGGCGCAGACCATGAACGCGCTGTACCGCCAGAAGCTGTTCGCGGCGTACTGCGGCGGGCATGCGGTCGCCAACAACACGTCCGGCGCCGGCACCACGCTCGAGGTCTCCTCGATCCTCGGCTTCACCGAGAACATGAAGGACTCGCTGCTGCTCGACGTGGGCCCGACAAACGCGAAGCCGATCCTCATCGGCGCCAGCACCTACGCGCTGGTCATCGCCGCCACCCCGGCGAGCGCCGCCTTCCCCTACGGCGCCGGCACCCTGACCCTCTCGGCCAACACCGCCTACAACGCCGGTGACTCCGTCGTCGCCATGGACGCCCCGGTCATCATCTACGCCGGCGGCGGGACCTCGGTCGACAACATCGGCGACGGCGACGTGCTGACCCCGAAGGCGATCCGCGACGCCGTCTCCGTGCTCAAGAAGTACGGGACGCCCCGCGCCGCGAACCAGCGGTACGAGTGCCACATCGGCAGCAAGGGCTCGAATGACATGTTCGACGCCAACGAGCTCCAGCGCATGCTGCAGTCCCGCGACTCCGAGCAGGTCCGCGACTTCATGCTCGGCAGCGCCTACGGCTGTGACTTCATCGACAACAACTTCAGCCCCGACGAGGGCAACTCCGGCAACCAGCAGGACAGCCGCCCCGACGACGCCCCGCTGGCCAAGCTGGCGGACGGCATCTACGGCGAGGTCGTCAACAAGGCCGGCGTGAAGATCGAGCGCACCGTGATCTTCGGCGGCGGCTGCGGCGAGCTCCTGTACAAGCCCCCGGGCCAGTTCATGAGCGCCGCCGGCATGCAGGGCGAGCTCATCGGCGGCTTCAAGGTGAACGCCGACAACATGAGCACCGTCATCGACGACGCGATCCGCTTCATCATCAACAAGCCGCAGAACAAGCTGCAGGACAAGGTGTCGACCGTGTGGGAGTTCATCGGCGACCAGGTGGTCCCGAGCGACCTCTACGGCGGCGGCTACAACCCGCAGAAGCCGGTCGCCACGACCCGCAACGCCCGCTACAAGCGCGCCGTGGTGATCGTCCACGCGTGAACCTGACGACCGCCCGGGACACGACCGGGCAGGCCGCGCCACCCCTTCGCACCTGAGACGAGACCCCGACCATGGCCGACACGAACCAGACGATTCAGACGCAGATCGATAACTTCGACGCCAACTACGCCCACTCGGCGATGGGCCTGCTCACCCTCGGCACCATCATCGCCGCCCTGCTCCGGCCGACGACGGACACCGACGCCCGCACCGTCACGGACCACGTGCTCGTCATGAGCACGCCCGGCTGGGTCCGGCACGTCGTGGCCACGGCCGGCGGCGCGACCGGCATCACTCTGCTGGGGCCCGCGGGCGCGACCACGGCGACCAAGCAGGCCACGATCGCCTACGACGTGAACGGGATCGCCACGATCACCTTCCACGCCGCCGACGCCGTGACCGCCGCGAAGGTCACCTACAGCCCGTGGCCGTACCCGACGAACGGCGACCGCACGGTCGGGCTCGGCAACCTGCTCGCCATGGTCCCGACCTGATAGACTCGCGGGCGGAGGGAAGACCCCGCATGTCGAGCAAGCCCGAGAAGCCAGACGCCGCCCCCGCATCCGACCCCATGGCCGAGATGCAAGGGCGGCTCTCTGCGATCCAGAAGCAGGTCCACAGCGAGTTCAAGGCGATGCGGGACGCGCTCGACGCCAACACAGCGGCGCTCGACGCCATGACCGCCAAGTTCGGCGAACTGGTCGCGGCGGCGCCCCGAGCCGGCCAGGTCGATCCGGTCCCGCTCTCGAAGGAGCAGATTGAGGCCATCGTGAGGGCCCGCCCGCAGGCCTCGTTCCGCCTGCTACAGGACGTGACCAGCCCCTCGTTCAACCGCTCCAGGGGCGCCATCATCCGCCCGCAGACGATGGACCAGGTCATCGTGCG